GAGTAATATACGATACTATCTATAAGCTATTCTATCTATAAGCTATTCTATCTATAAGCTATTCTATCTATAAGCTATTCTATCTATAAGCTATTCTATCTATAAGCTATTCTATCTATAAGCTATATAGAAGTTATATAATAGAGTATATAGAAGCACGGCATATTATATATTAAAAAATAAAGCACTGCAAGAATAAACCAGTATGGGTGTGAAAATTACTTATAAAAAAGTACTTGCACTATAGTGCGCGGACGTGCATGCTAAAATTGGGAGCGGATTTCCTAGCGTTCTCCTATATACCGCCCTCTTCTTTCTGTTGTGATTTACCGCCCTTCACTTTACCGTAATTTACCGCCCTCTTCTTTCTGTTGTGATTTACCGCCCTTCACTTTACCGTAATTTACCGCCCTCTTCTTTCTGTTGTACTCTATTGTAATTATCTCTTCTCTTTACCGCCCTCTTCTTTCTTCACTTTACCGTAATTTACCTGTAATTTCCCTTATTATATACGGTGTTTCCTATATCCCAATATTAAAATTTTTTGCGCGGTATTTTTTCTGAAATTTTGGATATATAGATCCGTGCAATATTACAGTAGAACTATTCATACTACCATTTATAATATGGGGGTATGACAAAGAAACAACAAATTTCAGATTTAACCGGTCGTGTGCGTATTAAACTCGGACCTGATCGTGCTGCTACTTGCGCTCAAGATCTTCTTATTCTATGGGAGGATGGTAAATTAGATGATGGTTTACGCACCTGGGAGTATTTCCTTGATGCTGTTGTTACCGGTAAACCTATAAGTTATGTAGATCGTGGAAATTTACGCGGTGTACCTATGCTAATTACTGAACCTACCCTTTGATATACATGGTTAAGATATCGTTGAAAGAATTTGTAGAGCGATTACATAAAGCTGATGCAATACAAATTAATGATGGTTATTTTGTTAGTAAATCTTGTATTGCAATTAATCTTTGTACTCATTGGTTAAATAGACTACCATCCCCTATTCCTGATATATACCATGTATCTATGCATAATGGTGGAGAAACTAAGTTTAATTTAATATCTACTGACAGTATTACTTTAAATGATGATAATACCTTTACCGCAATTAATCGTTTTCAGCGGTATGTTGATACGGGTACAGTTGATAGTAAGAGTCGTCCATTATATGTTCAGACTATTGTTGAAGAGTATGCACCTATTACATTCACTCTTCTATATAAAAAATGAACCCGCTCTTTACATTTTTCGAGTTACCTATTGCTACGTTTATTATTACATACATTCTCGTTCTTACCTTTAAGATCGTTGGTATTATTGCGATATCTTGGATGTCTGTTTTAGTACTAGCTTTATTGGCTGGTGTTTGTTGTGCATTTTTTGCTTGCGTAATATCTATATTGTTACATCATTGGTTTCATTCATAATGCTACGTCAAGATACATTTCGTAAAGTTTCACTTCAATTAGATGAAGCGGTACTTCATTTAGAGCAAGCTGTAAAAGCGCTGCAAGAATCAGAATATTGGGCAAATACTTCTGAGTGTGTAGATATTATGAATATGGTCAGGAAATGTAAACAATTAAGTAAGGATTTTTACTCATGATTTCACAAGATCGAATTACCCATACGGTTCCTATGACCATTCACCTTAGCTTATATAATGAAATCGATAAATTTCATGAAACGATCGACTGTCAATGTTTTATTGCTAGTAATTTGAAAGCTGTACCCAGGCGAGTACTTGGTAATCTTGATTGTTATGGTAATATCAATCTTAATACCTTAGATATTTTTCCTGAATATGTTGGTGGTCATTTTTATTGTGTTGGTAGTAGTTTACCTTATTCAGAGTTAATTAAAATTGTGGATGTAGTTAGGGGGGAGATTTTTTATTCATCTGTAGAAATACCAGAAGATAAAGATAAAATCAGAAGATATAGAGATGTTAATAGTATATTAAAGGATGATGAACTGGGGAGTCTAGATGTATGAGTGTCGACCCATCAAACAATATAAACCTCGAGTTATTAACAGAATGTATTTCAGGTACATATAATATTAATGACGATGGTTCTATAGATGTGGGTGGTGATGTAATTATACGTAATACCAATCTAACAAAGATCCCGTTTAAATTTAGAAATGTAAGAGGTGATTTTTATTGTTATAAAAATCAACTTACATCATTAGAGGGTGCACCTAATATAGTTGGGGGTGTCTTTGGTTGTTATAATAATCAACTTACATCATTAGAGGGTGCACCTAATAGTGTGGGTGGTAGTTTTTTGTGTAGTAATAATCAACTCATATCATTAGATGGCGCACCTAAAATGATAGGATATAATTTTTATTGCCGCGATAACCCCAATCTTCCTTATTCAGAATTATTTAAAATGGTTGATAGAGTGAAAGGCGGTATATACTCGTCGTCTCGTTATACGCCCGAAGATAAAGATAAAATTAGAAGATATAGAGATATTAAAGAATTATTAAAGGATGATGAACTAGGGAGTTTAGATGTATGACACCAGAACAAGAAGAACAATTAGCAAAATTAATTGAAGCAAACGCTAACAGATTAATGACTGCTAGTATATTACCCAATGTTGTTACTAATAGTACACCCCATAGTGATGAGCAAGATATACAATCACTAATACAATCAATTGATTCAGACCTTATTCAGAATTATTTAAAATGGTTGATAGAGTGAAAGGCGGTATATACTCGTCGTCTCGTTATACGCCCGAAGATAAAGATAAAATTAGAAGATATAGAGATATTAAAGAATTATTAAAGGATGATGAACTAGGGAGTTTAGATGTATGACACCAGAACAAGAAGAACAATTAGCAAAATTAATTGAAGCAAACGCTAACAGATTAATGACTGCTAGTATATTACCCAATGTTGTTACTAATAGTACACCCCATAGTGATGAGCAAGATATACAATCACTAATACAATCAATTGATTCAGACCTTAAACGTAGATCCATCACTCGATCATATACTACTAACAATTTCTGATATTATAGTGCCCCCCAGAATTACAAAAAAAGTTGCTGGTATTATTACCAGTCTTAATGAAGATGATAACTTATCATCATTATCTTCTAATAATGAACCACCATCTTTACCAGAGGTGATGTCTAGTGAGGTATATAATATGCCACCTAGAACACAAGCTAGTGACTTTAAATGGTTGTTATCATGGAATGGATTTACTACTACAGATAATAATAAGTTTGTTAGGTATCGAGCAGATAAAACTGAAGCTTGGGCTGTAGATTTTATTTCTAGCGATACACTTAAATACGCATATGTTAATAAAAATACTGGTGTAACGTTGGTTAATACATATAATATTCAAGACGCTTTCATGCTACTCTTATATAAATGAAAACACCACCATTTAATTATACAAACATATCTAAAGTTTATAAGACTGATTGGTTTATAACTGAACATGAACTTAAGGATCTCCGACAGTATGTATATCAAGATTCTCCGGTAGCTTCTGGAGACATTTACGGTGGATTATTTTTAGGTATACATCATGATGATTTTAACATATATCTAAGCGGTGGAACTAAATACAGAGCTGTTGCAATCTGTAAAACAATAAAAACCTTACTATAGTATTATGCTACAATACAACGAAATCAAAGACATCATTACTAATAAGTATGGGTATAAGACACTAGATGATTGGAAAAAACATGTAGAATCTATAACACAAACAACCACACCACGAACCCCACCGACACAGGAGGAGATTGATTTACTATCACCGGATAATGTAGATTGTGGCGCATTTTGGGCTGTTTGTACTGAGTTGTTCGGTATTGATCCAGTATGTAATATTTCAGAAAATCGATATAAGGGATATAGTGATTCTAGTAATATCAATCAATATGATACTACCACAGCTAATAGACGTAATCTGTGGTTAACTGAAACATTTGGATTTCTTACGTATTTAAAAGAGTTCGCTCAACACCCATCAGCTGTTATGGAGTTTGGTGTGGGTTATGGTAATCTAAAAAATTGGATAGAAACTAATACACAAAAACAATATTATGGATTTGATGTAAATCCACTTATTAATGGTGTACAATTATTAGATTATAGCGGTAAACTTATTAATGATACATCTAATATTAAAGGTAATGTTAGCCACTTTGTATGTAGTAATGTGTTTCAACATTTAAGTGAAAAACAAAGATTATATATTTTTGATGTTGCTGCTGAATACCTACACACAGGTGGTTTGTTTATGTTTAATACACCAGTTAAGACCGCTCATTGTAGTTATATGTCACTATATGGTCAATTTACAATTAATCCTGAATCTTCATGGATTGAAGCGGAATTAAATAAACGGGGGTTGTTTTTTCGTATGGTTAATAGTCGTTGGGATGGTGTAGTAGGATATATAGTTATCAAAAAATGATTTATGGATACAGATCAAATAGATTGGAAAAATTATACTAAAACGTTAAACTGGTTTAATTTACGATTAGATCAGTTTTTGAAATCAAATGGTTATTATCCTAATAGTATTATGTTAAGTGAAGATATATGGAATGCAGTAAAGAATAATAAATTTATAGTTTCACAGCATAATACATTTTTTGGTTTAAATGTGGTGCTCGGTGGAAATATTAGAATGTTCCATGATAGTAATAAAGTAGAACATATTTAGTATCACTAATGAACCAATCATCATAACAACACGCTAAATTGAGATACTGTGCGTCATGTGAATGGATCTATCAGTCTAGTTTATTATCAAAATGAATAATATAGATCTTAAGATGTTAAATGAGTGTATTATCGGTACATATACTATTAATTGTGACGGATCTATAGACGTAAACGGTAGTATAGCATTAAACGATAAAAAGCTTGAAAAGATTCCGTTCAAATTTAGAAATGTATATGGTATTTTTTACGGTTGTAATAATAAACTCACATCCTTAAATGGAGCACCTAATACTGTAGGTAGTGGTTTTTATTGTAATAATAATCAACTCACATCTTTAGAGGTGGTACCTAATAATGTGGGTGGTGATTTTTCTGTCATGATAACCCTAATCTACCTTATTCAGAACTATTTAAAATAGTTGATAGAGTTAGAGGTGATATATACTACTCATGTTTCAATATTCCTGAAGATAAAGATAAAATCAGAAGAGATAGAGACGTTAAAGAAACACTAAGGGATGATGAATTAGGAAGTTTAGACGTATGATTATACATCTACCATATGAAGAAGTATTACAACTCCGCACTCAACTCCAAGCAGCTTCTGGTCATTTTTATTCAGCATTATCAATACCGGCAGCTAACCCATATCCAATATTAGGTATACTAAGCGCCGGTGATGTGAGTAGTGGTATAACCCATTTTTACTCTATATTACAGTATGATTATACTACTAATACATATTTAACAGAGTATATAGATGTAAACGGTAATGGGTTTGTGGGTATTATCAGACCACTAAAAGATACCGAGCAAATCATTCAATGGAAATATACCGGACCACTATCCGGTACTGGATTATTAGGTAGTTATTATGATGGTTTGAATTTAGATGGTAAATTCCACGGTACTAGATATAGTAATATAGACTTTTTATGGTCTAATGAAACCGAATTATTATCTACTCTAAATTTACAGCATGATGGTCAGTTCTCTGTACGGTGGGATGGTTATATACAATTATATAATACCGGGTCGTATAAGTTTCGTGTAATTAGTGATGATGGTGTTCGGTTGTGGGTAGATGATATATTAGTGATAGATGACTGGGAATTGCAAGGTACAACAAGCAATGTCACACCGTTCCTAGACTTAGTCGAGGGATACAGTAAAATTAGGTTAGAGTATAATCAATACGGTGGACCGGGAGTAATACAATTATTATGGACTACACCAACATCTAATAATATATATTCTATAATAAATACTAAATATCTATATTCCCCATATTATATTCATACATGAAATCATTAGAATCCATATATAACCCAATATTATTAGAAAATCAGAATACTAATAATATTGATCTTGAATTATTAAATAGCTGTATTAAAGGTACATACACTATTAATGATGATGGGAGTATAGATGTGGACGGTAGTGTAGAACTAAACAATAAAAATTTAACAAAGATTCCGTTTAAATGTAGAAATGTAAGTGGTGATTTTTATTGTCATAATAATCAACTCACATCACTAGAAAGTGCACCTAATACTGTTGGTGGGAGTTTTTATTGTTTTTGTAATAAACTCACATCTCTAGATGGAGCACCTAATACTGTTGGTGATTACTTTGTGTGTACTAATAATCAGCTCACATCTCTAAAAGGATCACCTAATAATGTTGGTGGTAGTTTTTATTGCTATTATAATAAACTTACCACTCTAGATGGAGTACCTAATACTATTGGTGGTAGTTTTAAATGTTATAGTAATCCAAATCCTCCATATACAGAGCTATTTAAGATAATTGATAATGTTAAAGGTGATATATATTATAGTTCGATTACTACCCCAGACGATAAAGATAAAATCAGAAGAGATAGGGATGTTAAAACAACATTAAAAGATGATGAATTAGGAAGTTTAGACGTATGAAATCTCTAGAATCCATATATAACTCAATATTATTAGAAAATCAAAATCCTAATAATATCGATCTTGAATTATTAAATATCTGTGTTAAAGGTACATACACTATTAATGACGATGGATCTATAGATGTGGAAGGTGATGTAGATTTAAGTCATAAAAAACTAACTAAAATCCCTTTCAACTTCGGTAAAGTGAGTGGTAATTTTTCTTGCAATAATAATAAACTCACATCTCTAAAAGGATCACCTAATACTGTTGGTGGTGATTTTTATTGTACTTATAATCAACTTACCACTCTAGATGGAGCACCTAATACGGTTGGTGGTAATTTTCATTGCTATTATAATAAACTTACCACTCTAGAAGGAGCACCTAATACTGTTAGTGGTAATTTTTATTGTTATTATAATCAACTTACCACTCTAGAAGGAGCACCTAATACTGTTAGTGGTAATTTTTCTTGCCATGATAATCAACTCACATCTCTAAAAGGAGCACCTAATACTGTTGGTGGGGGTTTTTATTGCGATCATAATCAACTTACCACTCTAGAGTACGCACCTAATACTGTTGGTGGTAATTTTTTATGCTATGATAATCCAAATCTTCCTTATTCAGAATTATTTAAAATAGTTGATAATGTTAAAGGTGATATATTATATTCATCACCTAATACCCTAGAAGATAAAGATAAAATCAGAAGAGATAGGGATGTTAAAACAACATTAAAAGATGATGAATTAGGAAGTTTAGACGTATGAAATCCTTAGAATCCATATGTAATATCGATCTTGAATTATTAAAGAAATGTATTAACGGTAAATATACCATTAATGATGATGGATCTATAGATGTGGACGGTGAGGTAGATTTAAGTCGTAAAAAACTAACTAAAATCCCTTTCAAATTTAGAAATGTAAGTGGTGGTTTTTATTGCAATAATAATCAACTTACATCACTAAAAAGGGTCACCTAATACTGTTGGTGGTGGTTTTTATTGCTATTTTAATCAACTCACATCACTAGAAGGAGCACCTAATAATGTTGGTGGTAGTTTTTATTGCTATGATAATCAACTTACATCACTAGAAGGAGCACCTAATATTGTTGGTGGTAGTTTTGAGTGCTCTAATAATCAACTTATATCACTAGACGGTACACCTAATACTGTTGGTGGTAGTTTTCATTGTTATAATACTCCAAACCTTTCATATACAGAACTATTCAAAATAGTTGATAATGTTAAAGGTAATATATACTATTCATCACTCTATACACCAGAAGATAAAATCAGAAGAGATAGAGACATTAAAGACACACTAAAGGATGATGAATTAGGAAGTTTAGACGTATGAATCATAATACAGATAATCTACTCAGTTATAATTTATATTGATTTTTGTATTAATGTTGGTAGTATATTTATCAATGATATTATTCGTAATGATAGGAATTTCTGGTAGTGGAAAATCTACAATAGCTCAACGACTATTACAATCGATAAACTCGGATAATAGTCGTACTGTATTGATATCTTCAGATAATATTCGAGAGGAATTATGTGGAGATGCTTCAGATCAAAGTAAGAATTCTCAAGTTTTTGAATTAGCCTATAGTAGAATTAATGATTCATTAAGTTGCGGTAATAATGTTATATGGGATGCAACAAACCTTGCACCGGAAGATCGTAAAGAAGTAATACGTATTGGTCGTAGTCATAACGCGCAATTAGTAGCCATTCAAGTAGTTACTCCAATTTCAATAGCTATTGATCGTAATAATAACCGAGCTAGGCAAGTACCAGTACGAGTAATATGGAAACAGCAGGGTAGGTATTACGCAGCGACCAAACAAGAATTTGATAGAATAATTACAGTTGATGTTGATGGTATAAGAAAATACTAATATAATACAAAATATGAAAACACTACCGACTCTTTATAGTAGAACCAATACCGGTGCCATTCAAGAATGGACTATTGAAGTTGATGGTGATAAATATCGGACCGTATATGGTCAAGTTGATGGTAAAAAAATTACCACGGAGTGGACTACAGCTATATCCACTAATACGGGTAGGGCTAATGCCCGTGATGGTAATGAGCAAGCTATTTTTGAAGCAAAAGCTACATGGAAGAAAAAGAAGGATGGTGGATATTGGGATAATGTAGCTGATATTGACAATGTAGCTTTTATCGAACCTATGCTAGCTCAAAAATACGAAGATCGTATTAATGAACTAGTTATGCCAATGTATACACAACCCAAACTTGACGGATGTCGGTGCGTTTGTCTGTCTAATATGATGCAATCTCGTAATGGTAAACGGTTCGTATCGTGTCCTCATATTTTAACCAAATTACAGAAAGCTGGCGTGTTTGATAAATATCCAGATCTTAAATTAGATGGTGAGCTTTATTGTGATAAACTTAATAATGATTTTAATAAGATCTGTTCGTTAATTAAAAAATCAAAACCATCTGAAAATGATTTAATGGAATCTGATAGTACTATCCAATATTGGATTTATGATATGGTAGATACTACTCGAATATTCTCTCAGCGTAATGAATTTTTAACTAACCTGTTTAAAGAATTTAATCTAGATTCTAGTTTTGTGTTAGTACCTACCGTAAGAATTAATTCACTAGAAGAGGGTACGTATTGGTATGAAAAGTGGATTGAAGATGGATATGAAGGTAGTATGTATAGAATGGATACAGTATATGAGCAGAGTAGAAGTAAGAGTCTATTAAAGCGTAAGGAGTTTCAAGATCGAGAATATCCTATTATTGAAGTATGTGAAGGTAATGGAAATAAATCCGGAATGGCTGGATATATGATACTTCGAAATGATGATGGTGAAACCTTTAGATCTAATATTAAAGGTAATAGGAAGTATTTAAAAGATCTACTTAACAATAAGGAAAATTTAATTGGTAGAATGGCTACTGTAAAATATTTTAACCTTACACCAGATAAGAAGATACCTAGGTTCCCTTACGTTATTAAGATTCGTGAAACATTTGATATGTCATGAAAACCACACCTCAACCGGCTCATGTAATACCAATAGGTTTTCATCAGTATGGTAAGGATTATCGGCTATATGTATATCTATTTAATACTGATGAAGATTTAAATACATATTATAATAGGGTATCTAAACCTTCAATGATAGATAAACGTGGAGTGTATGCTAGTGCTGTATTTGATATCCCCACAAAAGAGAATCAATACTTAGTAGGTAGTATAATCTTCTCACTAGAAAACCTACATCCTAGTATAATAGCCCATGAAGCGGTTCATATGGTATTTAATTACTATGAACACTCACACGGTTTAGATTTTACAAAGAGACGACGTGAAGAAACGTTTTGTGATATTCTAGAGACTATTATTGATAATATATACAAATACATTATCAATAATAACATATCATATACTATGTTACCGAAGTATAGAGCGGTTTAATGGGGTCCCGGTCCATTATCCGGACCCTTATTAGAATCTTGGAATTCAGCTTTACGACCATCAGACCTATCGTTTGATGGTCGCGGTGTTGATGAATCTGTATTATCTGCAGATTTTGAGTCGTTTCTTACAGCGGTTTTTCCGTCCACTAAAGATAGTGGTAAATTACGGAAATAGTGGGTATGATCAACCTCTAATTCGATTTCACCGGTCATTTCATTCGCAGTTATTGGTTTATTAGCTCCATCAGCTTGAGTTAATGCAGGAATATTAACATTCTTAATAATGAACTTGGTTTTAATGTGTGTCGGTTCAGTTATTTGAAATTCTAATGGTGCAGTAATGTGATGTACATTAAGTTCACCTTCTATGTGTGTACCGCCACCAATTACTACATTTTTTGTTGTACCGAAATTACCATCAACAGCAACTTGTTTACCCAATCTGGATTTAATAACAATACTATCACCTACAAGATTAAGCCTCTTACCCCCATCTATATTAACTTCATTACTAGACCCTATAATTACTTGATCTCCAATCATCGTAGTAATTGCACCACCGATATCAATATTACCCAGAGTCTTTAGTTTATAACCACCAGCACCTACCATTAGATCGTATCTATTACCAATAAATTGAGTAAATGTACCACCCGGTAGATCGTCTACGTGAACCTTTTCGAGTATTGGAAATGCTTTTTTTTGGTTATATACACCATTTTGAGCTATAGTAACTGCGTATAGATCCAATACACCTATTGGATCTATACGCGCTGCATTAAATTTGTTGAGTAATGTACCGATTACTTCTATCTTATGTTTAGCTATTTGTGATATATCATTACCACCTCGACCCATATTACGTTCGATCTCTGCTAATTGAATTGCCTTATTTTTTAACGTATCTGATAATATAGCTTTAGCTGGATCTATAGCCCACGTACCGTTTTGGGATGATGGGCTTCTACCGCTACCACCACAAGTATTACAAGTATCACCAAATACTGATCCACTACCACCACACGTAGGGCAATTAGCAAATGATCCACTTCTTATTTGATTTGGGCTAGATAATCTAGATGATACGAATGGAGTTCTACGAATTTCAAATAATGATTTTATATTAGCAATATCTTGATATACACTAACCCAGTTAGACATTAGTGATGGTGTAATTATACCCACTTTACGTTGGTGGTTACCATGTATCGCTAATTCATAATCTCTCTTAATACATTGACCGAGATAACCATTATTTGTTAAAAATTCATCACCTATTACTAATTTTTGATTATCTGTAGTTAAGAGCTCTATACCGGTGTTATTATTATATTCCTTAAATGAACCACTATAATGCGTAAGTTTTAAAGATTCTCTCTTATCGGTATTAATTATTTCAAAAGTTCCACCCTTTTGTGAGAATACATATTTGTTTCGATATGTTGGATCTATAGAATTAATATTATTCTCATAATCTTGTGGATAATCTTCGTATTGTCCTTGAGATGGATTATATATAGATGCAAAATCATCTTGACCAAACGCTACACCAAAATAATACGGATGCATAGGATTACCTTCCATAAAAAATACCATAACATGCGTACCCACGTTAGGTATAGAAAATGACCCTTTTGCGCTGTTTGAATATGTAGATGGTGTGTAATTGTAAGCGTTTGGATTTATTTTTGATAAACCTGTAGATGTATCTATAAATGCATCATTTATCTTTCCGTATTTTGTTTCATATATCTTTCCTGGTTTCTCACCCGTATTATCCGTATTAAGTCTCTTATTTTTAAATTTAGCATCCTGCTCGGATTTACATATTTTATTTTCTGGTGTATTACTATCAGAAATGGTAACATCATTTGAAGATGCATTATATGTACCACTACCGGTAGCACCTATAGTCGGTGCTACATATTCAGCCCACGGTAGAATATTTTTTAAATCCTCTAATAGTTGACCGGTTATAGGTGAATCAACATTCTTACCTAAATGCTTAAATTTTTTATCCTTACGGTCCTTATTCCAACCATCGTATACTGTAGCACTAACATACGGTACCCAAACTTTAACGCGACCTCGAAATTCGGGATCGTTAGTCTGTATGACTATACCTAAATAATTACCGTAATATCTTTTCATTTATGATTCTGGATATGCACTAAGAGTTATCAACTCTGACCACCCTTGAGTTATACTTACCTTATTTCCTAATTTATCTACAACTACAGATGATCCACATATAGTCGAGGTATAATATGGAGATTGATTAAATGTAACGGTACCATCCATTATAGCATATAATGGAGATATATACATAAGTTGTTTATAATTAGATACTAAATCGTTAATATAGTTGGTTGATATGCTGGTATAACGAGTATTGTTGTTTTTATCTACAACCAAATGAGAACCATGAGACGTTGATGAGGCTGAATTGTTAGTAATGTTAATGATATTCTCAGCATATGGTGAGTTTACATCATTATATGATTGAGACAATAATGTTTTAATATTCTCTGGTATTAATGGTTCGATTGTTCTATTATATGGTTGAATTTTTGCTGTATTAAGATCTGTAGGGTATATAGTTTCTGGTGTTGGTGTATATAGCATCAATGTACCAACACTATCACTAAAGGTACTATATAGTGATTTACTCGTCAATTCTTGTTGTACTGTATATGTAGATCTACAATTAACAACATCATACCAATATAGATAATATTGAATATCAAATGAATTTAACTTATTATATATTGTTGTACCGATATAATCTATTATTAATTCTGTAGGATTATAACTAGATTTTAAATCTATATATGATCGTATAGTATCTTTATTACTTGTCTGGTTATCTACATTATAATTTGTTACACCCTCTAGATACTTCGGGGTATATGAATTTGAATATTTATATCTACCATCTATAATTGATTGGGTGTATGTGGGTAGGGTGAAATTATTACTCGATACACCTATATCAAATAGATTGGTAGTGGTTTTGTATTTTAAGCTGTCTAGTACTTCAATCATTATAAGTTGTCATCTAATTTACGAGCATCGCATGAGTGTATTTTAACACAAGTTAGCTCATTTATGTATCTATCTTCAATGAAAATATGTTTACATCCTATTATATACCATTGACCTAATAGTCTATTATCGAAATCGTTATCAGTCTCACCGTATATACGATCAATACCTATAAATTTGTTCGATGTTCTATGTGTCATTCCCTGTACAGTAAACACGATACACTGATTAAGAAATAAACTACTCATTAATAGTATATTTTGACCGCTAGCTAATCTGTCGGTATCGGTATCACCAAATGAATATACTGGATCGATTGCGTGACCATCAATTTTATTCTTATTTAGTGTGAGTAGTACTTCAGGTGAAATAGAGTGTCTGAGTTTATCTACATAGTTTGTCTGTATATAATCTTTAACATTCTCAATATCATGATTCTCGAAATCCATACCAAATTGGTGTAATTTGGTATTATTATAATATACCGGTGTAGAATTTAACACTTTAACATTATCAATAGCAGCCATATCAACAAATTGATACGATGTTATAGTACTATATTGACCCAGATGTACGTTATTTGTTGTAGATACTACACCCTTATTTATTGGTGTTTTATATGGTGATACAGATGGTGTTTGGTTTTTTATCTCATTAGTATTACCACCTATAAAAAAGTGCTCTAATTGATATGGTCCGGGTATATTATTTTTTACGGCTTTACTAAAAATCTGAGATAGTGATTCAAGCGACCATTCCTTAGTGTACCTATTACGAGATAGTATACAAAAATCCCCAGTATTTCCACCCTTAAACTCACTTACATGACATTTCCTTAAATATGAAAGATTATCATAGATATTACTTTTGGTGCTCGATGTATAGAATATTTTTGAGCTTCCTATATCCCAATTACTACTAAATTTTTGTGGATAATTGAGAGCATTAGTTATTAGATCTTTAATAGCTAAACCCGTATATACTCGCTTATCTTTATCTGTTAAATTAGCTGCATTTTTTACAAGATTTGCTGTAGACCATGATATTTTATTCTCTGTAAATGTTTGATAATCCTTCTCCCAAAAATACAATTTTTTATATTTAACAGCTGATTCATCTCCAAATGAAAAGTCTTGAACATCATACACCGCAAGAACTAAATCAATATTCCACACTTCAGGGTTTAATGCATCTTTTGGTTGACCATCTAATATTGGTTGTATTTTCAATATAATTTGGTCATTACCATCATTTCTAAACTTGTATATCATTCCATCTGGTGGTGTACTCTCAGATGTCCACGGTCTCTGTAATACATTGAATTTGTCTTCAATAATTATAAAACCAGTAATATACCACTCACTAGCTGTTTCATCTATAACGATAGATTTAATTATAGACTTGTTGAGTGGTGTAGGTTTATCTTGACCATTATAAAGGTATACAGTAAATTTAAATCCCTGTGAATCTATAATGGTTAATGATTTATCGTTATCCATCATAGATTAATGATTTTGCTGAATTTGTTGTAGTACATCCCTTAACGCATTCGGTTTAAGTATTTTTACAAACGTACCGGGCTCGGGTAAAATCATTGGATTGTCTACGTTATTTAATGTACATAATATCCACCACAACTTTATAGTACCATAATGAATATATGAAAGATATGTCCATGATACATTACTACCAGATATTCTATAATTGAAATATGCATCATTAGCTATATCATCAGGAAAAAATATAGAATTTGTAATATTATAGTAATACAGATCATCTCTATCTGTATATACCTTAAATAGGTTTTCAAAATTATACTGAGTAAGTCTCGGTAATTCAGGTATATCGTTTTGGTGTAGTCCGTTAGTACTCATGATACATCAACCTCAATTTTTGATCCTGTGTGAGCGTATAATAGTAAGTTTTGGGTAGGTGTTAATAAGCTATTAATCGTAAATGATATATTATACGCTTCTGGTATTAATTTTCTACCTATAGGGAGGTTTATATATCTAGATGTACCTAAATTATCTATTTGAAGTTCTGATATATATGAGTATAAAAGCTGATTAACACCAGGTATAGTGGTATTATATATTACCGGTGGATCTAATAAGCTTACAGATCTACGGTTTGGTCTATTTTGATAAGTCAAAATAAAACATAATTCCCAGTTACGTTGAACATCATTAAACTTTCCGGTATTACTTAAAGTAAATTGAACCTTATAGCTCTCATCACCAGATGGATTATAATGTTTAATGTTTTCAGTATATGATCCGGGTTCTAGTATATTGAACATTTTTGATGTTTTACCTACAACTTCCGCCATATTAATAACATTACCTACTACACCTTGTTCGACACCCTTTTTTTTAGTTTGTGTTATAGCTTGTGATATATCATCTTTACCTCCAGTTCCCCAACTGTTGGAACCTTTTTGATTTTGACCGGTTAGAAACGGAAATATATAATACCATCCAGTGCTTGTAACGGGATATAAATGTTTATATGGATCAAGAAATGCAACATCCTTAACACTAGGGATTGAATCTAACCATTTATTCATTTCATCATCTGAAACATTAAAATCTAACATTTTAATTCCATTTTTAATACTACCGATAAGACTTCCCATAGCATTACCCGCTGCACCACCTACCGCATCAACCGCACTACGAGCTTGTTGTATAAATGATTGAATAATTGTGGATGATGTTAATCTATACTCTCTTAATTCTATACACGGTACATTAACTCTCGTTCTTGCGGGTAAAGTGGTCCAAGGAAAATCAGCAGTAACATTAATACCAGATTTATTATTAGGTATTAATCTAGGTGCACCATACTTTAATGTTGCATCAGAACTATCTAAACTGTAAAGTATATTATTATTTGTTGCTTCCGTATTATTTGCCATGATCTTATTATGCTAATGATCTATAATCTAAAATTACTCCACGATTTCGCTCTCTAATTGAATAACATGTATCTCTTATGGTTTCAATTGCGAGTTGAAGCATTGTATTAGATTGCTGACCACCTCCAACTATAGTAGATACGTTAAACATTGTTTGATCGGGTGTACGTTCAGATATTATAGGTTGTGATTGTTTATTATTCATTAATTCTAAATTAGAATTAATATTAGTTAATGCATTAATTACATCATTATCTTTAGGTTGGGGTATTTCTGGTGGTATATATGGAGTATCCACCCTCATTACTCCAGAGTTTTGAGTGTTATTATCCGAAGGTATAGGTGGTAATAATGTATCAACATTTTCAGTATCATTAATTTTATTAATAGGTTTTTGTTCACCTATTTCTGGTTGAATATTAGATGATATATTAGGTGTGGGTGTAGTTGTGGGTGTAGTTGTGGATGTTTCAGTTATTACTTGATTGTTTAGTATAGCTTTTTGCTCTTCATCGCTTTTATTTGCACGATCTATTATAGCTGAATGTCTATCATATTCCGCTTTTTCCTGTTCATTAAGTTGATCAACCGTACGACCATTTAATATATCTTTTTGAGCGGTTTCAGATCTTGTACGTAATTTTTGAGCTCTCTCAACTTTAATTTTTGCACTATCTACGATCGGATTAGATGATTTATCAAAATCTTCATCTACACCGACTGCAGCAGTCATAGCTAACCCGGTCATATCTAACCCCAACCAACCAGCAATTTTTTCACCTAACCCGAACGGTAGTTTATTGAGCTGAAAGTATATTATCTTTGCAAACATATCACCTAGGAATTTATTCATCTTACCTAACCAGCCTTTCTTTTTACTGGTACCCACTACCCCACCACTAGCTAAATCTGCTTGAGCGTTAACTATGTCTAAACCGATAGATGCTGCGGTACCTATTATTGGTATTGTTGATGCGGCACCGGAAACAATATCTATAAGACCGCCTTGTATATCCCCATTAGCAAATCTATTAAAAGCATATCCTAAAGATACTAGAAGACCTATACCCGGTATCTTTTTCGCTATTTTACTCACCCAACCTATTATATTTTTACCAGATTTTAATAGTGTACCTGCTGCCTTAGCCGGTTTACTTGATAAAGATGATGAATCTGCTAATTTTGATAAACCACTAAACATGTTCTTTGTAAATTTACCAATAAACTCAGGCATAAGTTTAGTGGTGAGGTTTACCGTGCTAGTAAATATCGATTTAGACAATCTTAATGCATTTACACCGACTAATTTTTCCAGACCTTTTAGTGGTCCTTGATCCGTTAAGCCCTTCGTCAATGATCCTAAACCTACAGATAAACTAGATAATAATAAACCACCTCGTAATGTGAGCATACGAGCTAAAGCATTACCTCTACGAGAATAGCTTTCACGATCTGTATCGGTATCATCCTCAGTTTTATCTGATTTTTTTGCTGGTGATGATCTTCTACTACCAGTAATACCTACATTACTAGATAACCACTTTTTAATTTCATCACTGACCCCTACAATTGATACATTATAAACCTCTTTTGATTCATCTATCTTTTCAGATAGTGTTTCTTGTTTCTGTTTTATATCTACCCTAGATTTAGATGTATCATCTATGGTGGGGGTAATGGGTTTATTTGTACTGATAGATGGTTTAGCTACATCTTCAGAATCTTTAGATTTTTTGATTTTACGTTTAGGTGTAGATGCTACACTTTCAATATCTGCTGTAGATGTTTTTACGCTTTTACGTTTAGGTATAGATGCTACACTTTCAATATCTGCTGTAGATGTTTTTACGCTTTTACGTTTTTGTGTAGTAGGAACACTAATTTTAATATCCTCCTTTGGTTGATCTTGAGGTATATTAGTTTTTACATCTGTATCTTGTTTAGTTTTTTTGGTTTGAAATGGTACTTTATGTTGATCACTAATAACAACTGGAGGTTCTATATTAGATACATTTTCAGTTAATGGTTTTTTATGTATGTTGACCGCCGGTTTAGATACCTTAACATCCACAATATCCGGCATTTTTATAGGTTTTAACCCTATAAATTTCATTACTAGCTCAGTATTACCTAAATTTTTTGCGGTTTTATTGATATTCAGACTTAACCTACGTATAGCGTGATTAATTATAGATCTATTAGTATTCCGTTCGGTTTTAGTTAGTCCTAGGACATCTGATATTGAGTAACCTCTAACATTTCCAATGTTTTTAGAAATGTTACGGATTTTCTCTGTTAACTTATCATATTCTTTAATTAATGCATCTCGTTTACGATCTTGTATTCTATCTGAAATACCTAATACATCAAATACATTAACCTTTTTCTTTTCAGTTAATTGATCACTGATAGTTTTTGATGATTCTATTAGTGGTTTGAAGTATGAGTCAAACAACTCTATAAATCTCGGATCGGTAAATGCATCCGCAGTAATAGCATCACCCTTCTCTTTTTTCTTATTTTCGAGAAGGCGTTTAATTTCATTTAATGGTGCATTTACTTCGTCTAAATTATCCGCCATACTATTACTTAATTGGCGAATTTAAAATATCCTTAATTAGTGCTAATAAAAAAGGACGCATCAAAGGTGATAAGTATGCTGCGTTTAATTTTATCATCAGTAGTAGATACTCCTACCGTTTTTAGTATACCCTCGATTTGATTTTTAGTTTTAGACATAGGATCTATAATCTTTTCTATTACAGTATTCGGTAGTTTTCTTACTAAATCTAGCTTATCTTGTAATGATATTGATTTAAAATCTAATTTAAGTGGTTCACCATCTGTGCGATCTATAGAAATATAATCAATAAACATTATAGCGTCACCAATAAATGCATTTGATATTATTGACCTAATACCATCTGCAGTATCCCCTAATGTGATATCATCTCGTTTGAAATATTTTTCATTAGCATACTCTAAAGATATAGTGGGGTATGTTACACCGATTGAAAATTCATCAATTTTGATTTCATCGAATGGTGTATGTTTTACGTGAGTCTTAACGTATTCAGTACATTGATTTAGATCAATATTATATATTATACCCGGCTCTGAGTCTACTTCAGTTTTTAGTATATTACCGACACTACATATCCGTAGCGCTACACCTATTGCATATTTGTCTATAATGGTTAATGAATTTACTATAGATTTATCATCTATATTATCTTTAATGATATCTATAAGCGTGATATTGAATTTAGATTGAGTAGCTGGACTATCTATCAGTGATTGAACAAACTTTTCCTGCTGTCCGGTAGTTAGATGTTTAAATTTAACGGTTCTACCTAATGACGGTATGAATATATCAGATGTCTTTTGGTTAGCCTTAATTAAATTGATAGCTTCTGTTACTTTTAATGTTGCCATGTTAATATTATATAGTTAGTATTGACTTAAAGTCCATTATGGGGTGAATGTACCGGTTTTGGTAGTAGCTTTTTTTCGTTCTGCTTCATCATTACAATCTTTAATATAATAACCCCACAGTAAATCTTTCTCGACTGGTATTAACTGTTCGGTATATTCGGGTGATATGTTTAATTGGCGATTGAATGAATATATAGATCTATATAAATTATGAAGGTTTTCAGTGAATAACATTTTCAAAAGATCATACATATCATAATTTATTGACATATTCTGAGATATTAATAATCTAGATGTGTCCCAAGGGCTTTTAATAATATATATTGGGTGTGTATTAATAGCATCAACTAATTGTTTTGCATATACATTAATATCTTGGTATACTTTTACATCAACAGAATTCATTATCTGGTTTATATCATCTAGATTGTTAACATCTCTCGATATTATAATCTCACCATTATATCTAATACAATGTATGTATTCAGATGGTAGTATTATATTTGAATCGTTAATGGGATATATTGGTATGCCATATTCTATAACTAAATCATTAACATCCACAGTGTTTTTATGTATCAATGGTATATTATTTAGTGTATCAATCAAACTATTAAGCTCTAGTGTATAATCAAACTCTTTATCCTCTATTTTGTCCGTAATTTTTAATGTACAAAATGTACTAATAGAGTATGATCTAATAGATAGTAATATTATGAGTTTATCTAATATAGTGAATATAAGATTCTTTTCTATACAACACTCTTGTATGATTAAGTCAAAACAATTGATTATTTCTTCATAATCATTATTGATTATACTTTTATTGATATTAATCCAATCTCTGATAGTTATATCATGGAATAATACCTTTCGATTAAGTGATGGTATGTATACTTTAAAATGGTATGGTACCATACTGATATTATATATTATTAATTCACACTAACTATCAATAGTATAATGTGTATACATCCATTGTGTAGCTAATGTAGTAATTTGATTTTTCTGAAAATCTGTAGTATCTGAATCACAACTAATAGGAAACACATTATTAAATTTCCACATTTTGCGTATTTTTGGTGGGGTGTTTGTTTTTATGTCTCCGCGATCAAAAAACATTACCCACATAGTAGATTTAATACTATCTTTAGGGTCATCACTTATAGGTACTAACCCTTGATGACCTACTTGTATAATCCATGGTCTTATTACTAAATCCAGAAATGAATATGTAGTCTCGAGGAAACTAATATTTACAGTTTCTGGATCCGCGCGGGAATTGATTACTGGTGTAGTATTAAAACCACCACGAAATCCGGATTCTATACCCACTCGTGTGACTTCTAATTTTTCTCCCGGTACTGTGACCGATTGAGCGAATATATTACCATGTACATGGTTAGTTCCAGCACCTACGTAATTAAGTATAGCCTGTTGACCATAATTAATATTCCACATTTCTGTATCTATGTTTCTTAAATTACTAGTTATGCTTAATGGTATATTAACATGCATCATCCATTGTGTGGAGTATGGTATACTATTATACCGTTGAGCAATAAATGAATTAAAATATGAAAGTTCGTTGGCCATTATTTATTATTAACGGTACTAATACCCTCAGGTGATGTAGTCCAGTATTGATATGATAATCCAGCACTGAAATCTACAGGTTTACCTGTACCCTGTAAATCATAATTAATTTCGGATACTTTTCGTATGAAGCAACCTATTAAGAAATATGATCTTATAGTGTTTAGTTTATCATCTATTAGATCTAATTGAATGGTTCTATCTACTCCGGGTAATGATAAATTACCGACACCACCTTTACCCATAGCGCCAACCTTTTGCATATCAAATATATCTGATTGCAGTTTTTCAAATTCATCACGAATTAAGAAATCTTGAGTTGCGTGAAATGTTACTTCCCAATTATCTGATCCGGTAAATATCGGTGATCCTGGAATATTAAAAGTCACCCCCATGAATGGTACTTGTTGAATTTGCATATCCCTACCGGGTAGGCTTGTTGTTTTTATTAGTACCAAATCTTCATCTTTAAGTTTTGATCCACCTATTTGTACGACACGAAATTGGAAATCTCTAGAGAATCCCCGTTTCTGTGCTTGTTGATAAAAATCTTGTAATCCTTGTCCCATGTTATTACTTAGATGGGGTCCAGTATTGGTATGCTATAGTCATATTAATAGATATTGCTGTACCAGTACCACCTACGTTGTATTTTATATCACCTAATTTTGTAGGAAAGCATCCATAAAGTTTAATACGTTTAGCTATATCAAGAGTATCATTAACAGCTACTAATTCTATGATATTAGAACTGTCAGGTATATTATTACCCATAAGGGTTGATTCATCAAAATAGCTTTTATGCCATTCGTATAATTTATCGTATATCTTATAATCACGATCCATTAATATCTCTATATCCCAACCCTCTGAACCAGGATAACTTACAGTTAGAGGTACATTAAATTTGAAACCTCTAAAGTGTACTGCATCCGTCATAATCTCTCTATTAGGTATACTACCCGTACGAATATATATTAAGTCTTCGTTATTAAATTTAGAATCACCTAATTGAATAATTCTAAATTGTATATCTCTAGCCACACCACGCTCTGATACAGTACGATAGAAATCCTGTAACCCTAATCCTCTGTTATTAGAATTTGTACCTTGTACTTGAGATGCTTTTATTGTATCAAAACTCACAACGATACTTATATAATAAAACGCCTCGTAAATTCATATGAATTTACGAGGCGCTTATAATTAGCAGATTTTAGAATCCAATATTAGCACCGACATTAACATTACCTATGTTAATTGATGCACCAATATTGCCAGATATGGATGAACCAGATTGTGAACCTACTGATGTACCCGGTCTCCAGAATTGATAAGCTAATTGACATGTAAATTCACGAGGTACGCCAGTACCTTGAACATCGAATTGTATATTACCTAATGTTTTAACGTATACTCCATATAGATTATATGTTTTTACAGTGTTTAGCATTTCATCAACCATTTGTAGTGTTACTACTCTATTGACGCCAGGAACCGTCATATTACCAGTACTTGTAGAATCATCAAATATAGTTTTCTGCCAGGTTTCTAGCTTTTCACGTACTCTATACTTTGCGTCAGCCCAGAATAATACATCCCATGCATCTGAACCGGGATATTTAACAGACCCCGGTACATTAAAATCAAGACCCATATACGCTACTTGATGATTACTGATTTGGCGATCAGGTAATTGAGCAGTACGTATATAGATTAGGTCATCAGAATTAAATGTAAGATCACCTAATTGTAATACACGAAGTTGGAAATCGCGAGCGAAATCGCGTTGTTGAGCTACTCTATAAAAATCTTGAATTGTTTGTGACATATTAATTACTTACTATTCTCATTCACCTGTACGGTTACGTAGAACCCCTATTACACCATTAAGATGTTGAAGCATTGAATCTACATCCATATTAGATATAATACCTCTATCGTTATTTAGTTTTTTGTATAATTGCGTAAATAGAGCTTCAAGAGCCTCTGCGTCCATTACCATTACCTCTTCAATCACCCACTGATTATCAATTGCCGCGCTTTCTTTAATGGTTGGTAATATTTGTGATACTACATCTCGAGCATCTGCTAGACATCTGTGAGTATCATCATCACAAACATATGATAGCGATTCACTGAGACGTTCTATATGTTTCGGATTATTTATAGCTAATTTATTAGCTATACCATCTATGAGTTTATTATATGATAACCGCTTATTATTATAGTTATTAATACACTCTTGTATCCCTATAATACACTCTTTTACTACATATCTATCTTTAACTTTTGTATCTATCCCATCTTGATTTACATTTTCTGGGTCTTGATCAGTAAATGGAGGTTTAGATAAAATATCTTTTGTTGTCTTGTCTCCATCTGTATTATCTGTAGTTAATTTATCTTTAACTGTATTATTGGCTGGTTTAGCTTGTTTAGCAATTTGATCAGGTGTAAGAGCTTTACTCTCTGTGATCATTTGCTCATATACGTTCATTAACTCCCTAGAATCTGAGTGCATAGGTTATATGTGGTTACTTATGTTGTCGGGTACATAAAAAATACATAATTGCCGCAATCCCAATATCTACGATACTTAGCTTCAAACAGTAATTCGGTTTCCGATTTGGATTCGTCATATTTTATATCTGCTCGGTCTTTTAGCTTATGTTTTTGCATTAATAATCTATGATAATGAATACCATTTTTTATATATGTGTATTTGGGTGCACTACTACCTTTTAATGTAAAATTAAGTTTTTTATATAAATTACCGTTACTATATCGTTTATCTGCATATGTTATAATACTATTAGGTGAATATTTAGATATGAAATATTTCAATAATTTACCCGCACCACCATTAACTCGGATATTACGTTTACATGAGTATCTTAGCATTTCATATTCAAATTGATCAGTAAATCGCGCTTTCGAAAATGTCATAACCGCTAACAATTCATTATTACTATCTTTTAACCCCAATCTTACTGAACTTTTATCGGTACCCTGTAAATGATTATGTATTAAAAAATTATCTTTAGTATCATTATCTAAACTAATTACAGTCAATGCTCTAGCGTGGTATGCTATTACCTTATTAATCTTTACATTAATAATAGACTTCCATATTTCACGCTTTATATCATCTTCCCATTCACTAGAATTAATTTGCATAACAGTAATACCTAAATTGTTTAGGTCATTTAGTTTATTCAAATGCTTGTTTTTATTCTCATAACTAGCATTATTAGGGTATGTTGTACCGAATGAATGGAACAGTTCACCATTAAACTCTATACCTAATTTTATATCAGGTAAATATATATCTATTTCCTTTCTATTACCGTTATCATACTTATAGTTTCGTAAGATATTACCAGAATAAATAGTTTTAACATATTCATATACTTCCAATTCTTGACTTGAATCATGTATAAACGGATTACATATTGAGCAATAAACCTTATGCCATCTACCGTTCCACAAATCATAATCATCTATATTATTACATTTATTACATTTTAATGTTGCTGTAGTATATGTCAAATTATTTGACATAAAGTCATTTATATTTATCCAATCAAAACCTTGCGATTTTAATATTGGTTGGATTCGATTTATCGTTACATGTTTTATATCTCTTCTTGATGGATATTTACTATACCCCACTTTCGTATCAATGAATTTGAGAGGTTTATTAGTTACCTTACATTTCGGTAACTCCGTAATATTATTGAGATATAAATACATTCTTTCACACAACTTTAAATCCTTAAGATTATTAAATGGTATTAAATGTTTTGTTAGATTTATTAATCCGCATATATATGACTTATTATTTCTATAATCCGTACGATCAAAATAATGATTAAACGTATCATTATCTCTCTTTTTCATTTTTTCGTTTAGAAACTCTCGTATATCAGGTGGTATAGAGTCATTAGATGTTATATATTGATATAGGTCTGCCTTTTCTTTAGTTGTATTGATTATAATTGAAGAGCTTGGTGATTTCCAATCATCTCCTTTAATTTTTCTAGAACAAATATTTGAGCAAGATTTTCTATATCCTATAGTGAACGTTATAAATTTAAGATCTTTACCGCATACACATTTAGGTCTTGATGTAATACCTTTACTAAAGCAATAAATATGCTCACTTAAATTTATTGGTATAAAATCAATTTTATATGATATAATTTGTTTATATAATGGTGTATCCTTAAACCAATCTCGTCTTATTACTGCCGTATTAATCTTACCATTAGCTAGTA